GTAATGTGGCATTGTCAGTGCCAAGAAATGCGGCTATCCGTGATCGTACCAACGGCGCTAGTGTAATATATTTTGATGTTAGTAATGGTGGCTCAACTAACGGAGAATTCCAGTTCCGTAGTAACAGTGCGTTTACCAATGTGTTGACAATGAGCACCACTGCGTTTAATGTTAATCTTGACGCAACAGTAACAGCAAGAACACCAAGTCTTGCTAGAACAGCGTTCAATGCCGCAATGGGCACTGAACTTACTGTGGATGAAATGCGTTTCCGCGTAACAAATTCTGGGCTTGCTGGCATATTTCCCCAGGTTATCGGTAATACTTCAGCAAGGAATCTTGCTTGGACAGTGGTGGCTGCAAGATCCGGTAGTGCAGTAACACAAACAGGTAGTACTGGTACGATAGTAGCAAACAATGCCTGGACCAGTTTATATACTAGTGGCGGTATGGATAGTGCTGGTGACACTTTTACAGCTACCTTACAGGATAAAGCAATGAGCCGTATCTATCGTGTGACATTTATGCGTAGCGACAACGGTACTGATAATGGTTTCAACATCATAGCAGAGAGATTATTATAAGGAGACAACAATGGACAACAATAACACCTCATATCAAAGATTAAAACCCAAATGCGCCTGCTGGTGTACCGGACACTGTGGATCAAGCTGTATGACTGACGGCTGCGACTGCAACGAATGCCAGTGTGATGATTGCCTAGACAAAAATGTCCACAGTAACTCTAACTGACAACAGGTTTAATGCCAACGGCTATTGGGACCAGCCCATAGAAAAACTGCTGTACCAGCCTACTATAGAAGACCTTGATCTCTTTGATCAAAATGGCTACGATCTAACACAATTGGAACAGCATTTTGCCTACGGCAATAGAGTCAAGCCCAAGAAGCACCGTGAACATCTAAGAGCTCTTAAACAAGATTGGTTTACACAACTGCCTAGAACAGAAGGTGCTCACCTTAATCACAGCCTGCTATTTGAACGCAAAGGCTACAAGGGTGCCGCACTAGAAGAATTACAATTCTGGGCAAAGACCTTGCCATTAGTCAACAAGGTCATTGCCCTACGCCCTAAGTGGGGATTAGACTTCTCAATGGACTATGCTGACCGTGAAGGCAGAGCATTTGAAGTCTTACATTGGGAATGGGACAGCTTTGTCTACGAAGAAACTCAGTGCATCAAAAACATTGTAGAGCCCGTGCTGTTAAACATTGACTGGGCAGATGCAGCTCAACAGATCCTAGCACAAAAGCACAAGTGGCATCACTTAGATTTCTTTGCCCAGAGCCAGTGGAAATGCAGATACTTTGGCATACCTGAAGAGCGATTCAAAATGGTCGCTTGGCAATAAATATATCATATGAAAAAACTACTAACTTTATTATTACTTGCAGTTGTTCTTAGTGCGCAGGCCTGGGACCAACGTCCTCCTTTACCGCCACAGGCCTGTGTTGTACACAGTCCTTACGGCTTTGCAGTCACTCAAAGACCAGCACAACCAATATGCAGAGAAGCTTACCTAGTTGCCTATGATGCGCCTGTAAAGATTCCTGTGTATGTGGCCTACACTCTGCTACCCCAAAACGCTCTAGGATGTTTTCCACGTACCAACGCTTTTGTAGCCGATCAATCACTAGGTGGTACAGGAGCTCGCCCAGACGACTATGCCGGTACAGGCTATGATAAAGGACACGCTGCTCCAGACGGTGACCTAAGTTGGAGCCAGCAGGTGGAGTACGAAAGTTTTTTAATGACAAATATGTACCCTCAACACGGCTCTTTAAACAGGGGAATTTGGAAATTGTTGGAGACATCCGTCCGAGGCTGGGCAGTTCAAACCAACCAGAGCTACACTATATACGTGGGGGCATTATATGGCGCTGGTGATCCGTTTATTGGAAACGGAGTTATTGTTCCACATGGGTACTACAAGATTGTAATCAACAACAATACAAAACAAATCGCAGGCTGGGCATTTCCACACACAAAGCCATATGTTAATCTAGGTAATGATCTAACTGTATTCCGCAAACCTATTGCGGAAATAGAAAAAATAGCAGGAGTAGATTTTAAATTTCCTCAAGATGCCAAAGAACTAGCACCGGGACAAGAATGGCCAGTAGACTACGGTGCATTGACTAATGCCAAACGTGCTAAATGTGGACGGGCTGAATAAGAACACACTACCTTAGGACCCTTGTGGTTTACGTGTGGGCCGGCTGCTGGCCCGAAAGGAGTAGGAGTCGTGCCCAAAACTTTCGAAAGTGAGCTATATTATTAAGAGCTGTGATGAAAAAGATAGCATTATTCTTACATCAACCCAAGTGCAGTGTACAAAGCGGCAATGGAATTATGAAAGCCTTAGGCTCACATTACAGTTTTAAAATCTTTACCCGCCACGAAGTTGAGCGGGATTTCTTTGACGATGTAGACTGTGTTGCGGTCCCCGGAGGTATAGGCGATGCAGCCAGTTTTGATTATCTGTTCAGTGAGAATGGAGAAGCTGTTAAGCGATTTGTTCGAGGCGGCGGTAAGTATCTAGGTATTTGTATGGGCGCCTATTGGGCCAGTGACTACTACTTTGATCTACTCAAAGACATTCGTGCAGAACAGTATATTACTAGGCTAGGTGCTGACACACGCAGGCCACACGCAAAGAATCAACAAGTATTGTGGAAGGGCAATGAAGAGACTATGTTTTTCTATGATGGTTGTGCTCTAGTAGGCTCAGGCATCGATACAGCCAAAATATGGAGTCTGTATCCCAACGGCGACCCAATGGCAGTAATACAGGGCAATGTAGGCATAATGGGCTGTCATCCGGAGAGTGAAGCTCATTGGTACGAAAGTTATACTTGGATGCAGGGCAAGTATCATAATGGACATCATCATAGCCTGTTACTGGAATTTGTCAACGAACTAATGAATAAATAATTATCAAGGAGGGGCAACCTATGAAACAACGAAAGTTAGTTCAAAAGTTGTATAAGGCTTGCTTCGACCACGATGCCGAGAAACAGTTAGAACTTCGCAAGAAGGAATTCGCCAAGATCATCAAGCACAAGGCCGAAGGTAAACCATTTACAACTAAATGGACAGTGGTACAGATTTAACACAACTGTAATATTACACACAGTCTAGAGCGGTAAATATTAGCTATGCTAAAAACTTATCGCTCTATTTTTATATCCGATGTACATTTAGGCACACGCGACAGTCAAGCGGATAAGTTAAACAACTTCCTTAAACACAACACCTGCGAAACATTGTATCTTGTAGGCGACATTCTGGATATTTGGAAGATACAACAGAACAAGTGGCGTTGGAAACAAAGCCATACCAACGTGATTCGCCGAATACTGGGACATGCTAAACGTGGCACTAGAGTAATTTATATTGCTGGTAATCACGACGAGTTTCTACGTCCATTAATGCCCTATGACATTGGCTTTGGCAACATTGAAATAGCCAATCAAGCAGAACATATTGGTGTGGACGGCAAGCACTATCTGGTCACACACGGCGACTTATTTGACGGTATTACCCGTCTTGCACCCTGGCTCAGTTTTTTAGGAGATAAGGCATATGATTTCATCCTGGGACTTAATACTAAATTTAATTGGTTGCGTCATCGTATGGGTTTTGGTTATTGGAGTCTTAGCCAGTATCTTAAACAGCGTGTCAAAAAAGCAGTTGACTTCATCTTCCAATTTGAAAAGAATCTAGTGGCCTACTGCAAAAAACGTGGCTTTGATGGTGTGGTCTGTGGTCACATTCACCACGCAGAAATAAAAATTATAGACGGTATTGTGTATATGAATGACGGAGACTGGGTTGAATCATGCACAGCCTTAGTTGAGCACCATGATGGCCGCTGGGAGATAATTAAGTGGACAAAGGAGAAAGACAATGTGGTTTAATATTTTTAATCCGTTTTCTTGGTTCAGTATGTTTAACCCACCTGCTCAACCTGATGTATTAGCAGAAGAAGAAGAAGATCTTCCCGAAGACTTTGATTTAGAAATTGAAGAAGATTTTGAAGAAGCGGACGAGTAATGAAACAAGTATGGATCCTGCATTATGCTGCCAACATAGATGCATATGAAAATCAGCAGCTATTGAAATGCTTAGAAAAAAACGGTTTGAAAGGCCGTGTGTTAGAGCCTAAGTATTTTGATATTATTGTCAGTCGTGGTAGTGCTAAAAGCATTCGATACAAAGGCGAACGTATTGAACTACCGGATCTAGTGTTGAGTAGAACAGGTGCCGGTACTAATTATTTTACACGCTCAGTAATGCGACAAATTGAAAAGTTTGGCATTCCTGTGATTAACGACGCTGATAGTATCAGCAGAGTATCTGATAAACTACTAACCAGTCAACTGCTGGTAAAAGAGAACCTGCCCATACCAAAAACCATATTGGTCAACGGAGATGTTGATGTTGATCTTATTGAAAAAGAAATTGGTTTTCCTTGTGTGGTCAAGGCCACTAGCGGTAGCAAAGGCAAGACTGTACACTTGTGTCAAACCAAGAAAGACTTTACAAGCCTAATGAGTTTGTTATCTAGTATCAGTCTAAAGAAAACTATGATCATACAGGAGTTTGTGGATGCGCAGCCTGGTACTGATTTACGTGTGTGGGTAATAGGTGGTAAGACTATAGTGGCTATGAAACGTATTGGTGCTGAAGGAGACTTTCGTGCCAATATCAGTCAAGGTGGCACTGCTGAACTGTTTGAAATCACCGACGAAGTAGATTATCTTGCTAGGGAAACAGCTAGAGTTTTAGGACTACAGATAGCAGGTGTTGACCTGTTGTTTGATAAAGATGGCTATAAAATTTGTGAAGCTAATTCAAGTCCAGGATTTGAAGGTATCGATCAGTACTGCGGGCAGGATATGGCACAACGTATTGTGGATTTTATAAAGTTAAAGATTCAATGACAAAGAAGATATTAATCATAACTGATAACTTACCGGATCAAATAAATGGCGTGGTCACAACTTACAAAAACATCGAGGCTTGTGCGGTTCTGGATGGTTATCACGTTGTTTACCTTACTCCCGGGCACTTCCGCTACTTTGATTGCCCTAAATATAACGAAGTCAAGATTGCCCTTACCAGGCAGATGGGCAAGAAGATTAAGGAGATCGGTGCGGATTATTACCACGTCGCAACCGAGGGTCCTCTTGGTTTGTCTGCTAGAAAATATTTTTCAAAACATCGTATTAGCTACACTACTGCTTACCATACTAAGTTTCCTGAAGGCCTAAAGAAACTGTTTGGTGTTCCTGAACGTTTCACCTGGGGATTTGTGCGTTGGTTCCACAAAAAGTCCAGTGTGGTGCTAACCACTACTGACACTATGGTTAGAGAATTAAAAGAGCACGGATTTAAAGGAAATGTTATAGCCTGGACACGCGGAGTTGACCGAACTATATTCAATCCAAATCAACGAACTGACACAGTAACAAACGGACCTATACTGGTGTGTGTTAGCAGAGTCAGCAAAGAAAAGAATCTAGAAGAGTTTTTTAAAATGCCCTACGGGGGTGTCAAGTTCATGGTAGGCGATGGTCCCATGTTAGAAGAGTACAAGGCACAGTATCCCGATGTAAAATTTGTAGGCGCAAAGCGAGGACAAGAACTGGCCAAATACTTTGCCATGGCAGATGTATTTGTGTTCCCTAGTCGTTGGGAAACATTTGGTCTGGTAATGATAGAATCAATGGCCTGCGGTACACCAGTTGCTGCTTACCCTTGTCAAGGCCCATTAGATGTTGTAGACGAGGGAATTACTGGTTGTATGCGTGAAGACTTGGTTCAAGCAGTCACTGATGCGTTATTATTAGATAGAACTCGAGTCTTAGCGGGCAGTCAGCGTTGGACTTGGGAAAAGGCCTGGACCATATTCCGAGATAATCTTATTTCTTCAAAATAAGATCGTAAATTTCTTTCCAGTTCTTGACTATAGGGTAGGTGCAAAGATAATTCATATTATGCCCGTGTTCAATAAGGATACTCCTTAGCCCTAATGTATGACCGACTTCTGCATTTTGCGGCTTGTCCTCAATCCACCACATACCACTATCACGATATGGAGCCAATGCTTCATCTTTGTCTGCTCCTGTATCTAAACAGATAACAGTTTCAATTGCATTGCCAAACAACTTGCGCAGATTCATTTCACGCAGTTTACCTGCGTTCTTGTCTAGACTCAGGCTTGTGATAACACGGAATTGGTAGCCGTGTTCTTCGTGCAGTCTTTTAACATAGTGAGCACTATCACGCAGTGCAGGAAGAAAGCCAATGGCTGCGGATTCGTTGAAAGTCTTTACAACTTTTTTAGAGTCTTTTTCTTCCAACTCGTTGTAGTGATGATGCAGATAATAGCTTTTCTTGTTATCTGCTGTTAGTGTGTAACCGCGTTCTTGCATCCAAACTGAGAATGCCCATTCCCAATCCAGCAATACGCCGTCTGCGTCTGTGAGTATAAGTTTGTTTTTCATACCCTAATTATAGCACTATTTTAGTGCCGGGTCAACTGGATAAGTAAAATATGACAACAATAATCGCAACTTTGGTAATGGTTCAAATTACCATTGCCTGTGTTACTCTATTCCTACATAGATCGCAGGCACACAGAGCAGTAACATTCCACCCGGCAGTAGAACACTTTATGCGCTTTTGGCTTTGGCTGACTACAGGTATGGTTACCAAACAATGGGTGGCCATACACCGCAAGCATCACCAGAAGAGTGATCAGGAAGGAGATCCGCACAGCCCGCAGATTTACGGAATTTGGACAGTTTTATTCAAAGGCTGGAGACTATATCACGCTGCCAGCAAAGATCTAGCTATGGTCGAGAAGTTGGGTATAGGTACACCCGACGACTGGATTGAGCGCACAGTTTATACCCCACACAGCCACTTAGGGATTCTTCTTATGTTGGTCATAGACCTTGTTCTTTTTGGCCCTATGGGTTTAGTAGTGTGGGGTATTCAAATGATCTGGATTCCATTCTGGGCCGCCGGAGTTATCAACGGACTCAGCCATTGGGTCGGTTATCGCAATACTGATACCAAAGACACTAGCCGTAACCTAGTGCCTTGGGGCTTATGGATTGGTGGTGAAGAATTACATAATAACCATCACGCAGACGGTGCTAATGCTAAATTTAAACAACGTTGGTTTGAAATAGACATAGGTTGGATTTATATACAAATTTTTCAATTCTTAGGCTTAGCTAAGTTACGCACATAATGAAAAAGGACCCGAAGGTCCTTTTTCATTTCCTATAATATAATAATCCGCTATGCGGAAATAACTTTCTATAATAGAATATTTACTTCTTAGCGCCGGTATTGACAAAAGCGTACATTTTTTCAGCTGTCTCTAATACTTTATCTAGTCCTGGATACTCTGGCATTTTAACTGAGCTAACAATCTGGCCAGTCTTAGTATCGCGCTCAGCAGTCAATTCCCAGCCTTGGAACTTGACTTGGAAGTCTTGTGCAACAAGGTCTTTGGCCATAGCTAGGATGTCTGTGCGGATTTCGTAGCCGTTTTTGTTGAATTTAACTTCTGGTAGTTTTGGTGTTTCGAATTGTGACATAATAATCTCCTGTGTGTTAATGTCTGTTTGCATAGATACTTGTTTTTCTCTATGTACTATTATATATGCTTAAGATAAGGAAAGCAATTATTTTACAAACTTTTTTGTTCGTTCTTGAATAACTCTTATAGTTTTATCACTAAGCACTACTTCATAGTGGTTGTAATATACTTCCACTAATTCCATGTCAGCATGGTGTCGCATACTGTCAATTGTTACTACTCCGTCATTGGGTGCAATAATGAACGGACTTTGTCCTTTTAATGTTACTATATTGGTCCAAGGATGCTGTATGTTAATACGATCTGCTTGTCGCATGGCCCAACTGCTGGGACCTATATCTCGCATTAGTCTGCTAAACGGTAAAAAATATTGAGCATAGTCTGCAACTTCTGCACCGCCATACGGTGTGCTGATAGTAACTGCGCCTAATACCTGTTCAGGAATAGTATTGGCAAGATGTAGTGCATATATGCCGCCTAGACTGTGTGCAACAAAGAAAATATCTTTGATATTTTCTAATTGCGCTAACATGTCTTTTAGATTATTTTCAAATCCGTTTCGACTGTCGTAGTTAACATCTATACCATCGCCGATTTTACTTCTAATATAGTTGAAGCTTTCGCTGGTGGCATTGGCTCCGTGTATGTACACTAGTTTCATGCCAATATTTAGTGATTTTAATAGTAGTGTTTAGATGCGTTACTTTGACGGTAAGCAGCAATGGCCTCGGCCCAAGTGACTAGCCCTTCGTAGATTTTTGTGATAATTGTTTTCATAGATAAGTTTCCTTTTGAGAATTGAATTTTTGGATATAGTGTTCCAACTGTGCGGCATCGGTAATGCCTTTGGTGCTTAGATATGCATCTAAACTGCTTTGATATGATGAATCTGGGAACATTTCGGATAAACGTTCTAAGATGGTCAGCATTTTTTCTGATAGATATTTCATTGTGTTTTCCTGTGTGTTTGTGTAGACTCAGTGTTTCTACTGAGTATTTAGCCTGTCTCTTGTGCGACCGCACATTTTTCAGTACAATGTTATTATTGTTTAAAATGAGTTAAATACACGATAGGAAGATTTCAATGAAATTACGAACTAGATCTATTTTGCAGGAACTAAATTCTATTGCGGATGAGCGAAACACTGATTCGTTGATAGAAAGTCGTGCCACAAATATTATTAATTCTGCAATTAATCTGCTGGAAAGTATACATAAGAATTATGATGAAACATCAGCAGACGAACTAGAACGTAGATTTATCAATGCTATTAAAGGGCAAGATCCTGCAAAATTTACTCGCGGAGTTCGTAGGATCGTTGAGTCTCGAAAACAAAAGAAAAAACTAGATGAAAGCAATAACAACTAATCTATTTGAAGGCGGCAATGTATTCAAAGGCCCAGACAAGCAGCCACTAACACAGCGTATTGCCACGGCAGATGTTGAAGAAACAGTGGCCTACATTGAAAAAATCACAGGTCTAGACTTTACCAAAGAAAAAGATCTAGACGACAAGAAACCAGTTAAATGGTTAGGCACTACTGGACGTAAGAGTCACGAAGATGGAACTTTTGAACGCAACAGTTCTGGAGACCTAGACCTAAGCGTAGATGCTAACGAAGTAGATAAAAAAGAATTTGCCGCTAGACTTATTGCACACTTTGGCAAAGAAAATGTCAAACTCAGCGGCGACAATGTACATTGGAAAACTCCGATCAAAGGCGATCCTGCAAATGGATTTGTACAAAGCGACTTTATGTTTTCAGCCAATCCCAAGTTCCAACAAGGATCGATGATTGGTGGCCAAGGTGAATATCGTGGGGAACATAGACATATTGTATTAAGCAGTATTGCTCGAGCTAGAGGAATGAAATACAGTCCCAAGCACGGACTGCTTAACCCACAGACAGATGAATTGCTGCCTAATGGCAATGATTGGAATCAGATTGCTAAAGAACTTCTAGGACAAACTGCCACAGTTAAAGATATTCGTTCGGTAGATGCTATATTAAACTACATTAAAAAATTGCCTAATTACGAAGAACTTGTTGCTGCCGCACGTGAAACACTGGGCAAACAGGGCATCGAATTACCTAAAGCCAACCAAATAGAAAGTTATCAGCCAGGCACTGGTGGTTGGATGCGACAACTAATAGATATTGTAAAATGAGAGCTTTTGAATTTTTAACAGAAAAATGGAGCCAAAAATACAAAAGCTCTATCAACTGCTCTAACCCTAAAGGTTTTAGTCAGAAGGCGCACTGTGCCGGCCGCAAGAAAAACGAAAGTGTTAACGAAGCTGAGGCAGCACCTGCTCCTAAGAAAGTAGGACGTGAGTTTAATCATTTAGAAGACCTAGTGTTTACAGAAGCCGACGGTGCTAACAAAGCCATTAAGATATTAAAAGACCTAGCTAGCCCAGAGACTAGCATTACCATCAAGTGGGATGGCAATCCCACAGTGTATTGGGGCAGAGATGATGATGGCACATTCCGACTAGTGGGCAAGAACAACTGGGGGCGTGAAGAAGGCAAAAGCTCTAGCCCAGAAGAACTAGCTGGTTTTATCAACAGTCGAGGCAAGGGAGAAGAATGGCGTGCCAAGTTTGCTGGGGATATGGCAGCACTATGGCCTATCTTTGAAAAGGCAACCCCTGCAGAATTTCGTGGTTATGTCTATGGAGATATCTTGTTTCATCCGGGCAAGCCTTATCAAGGTGCTGATGGTAAAATATCTTTTACACCCAATCAAACTACCTATTCAGTAGCAGGAAATAGTGAAATTGGTAGAGAATTAGCCAAGGCAAAAGTAGCGGTGGCAGCACATAAGGTGTTTGGTTACTTTGGAGATAAAACCGGAGAAGATTTCGAAAATCCAGAACAGTTTTCTAGTAACCCAGAATTAAAGGTATTCGGACTGACCAGTGTTAGCCATAGACCTGCAGTGGGTGCAGATAATCTTGCCAAGATTGCAGCATTGGCTAAAAATCAACAGGCAATTAATAATCTTCTAGCACCGGTTGCAGGCATGGGTTACCTACAAAGTGAAATCTATACTTTTGTTAACACGCAGAGCAAGGCCAAACAACTAGACAAAATCAGTACAGAAGCCTTTATGGCCTTTGAACAAAAGACTCCTGCAAAAGCAGCTAAGATACAGGCACACAGCGAAAAACATCCAGGTGTAATGGACATAATGTTTGATCTAGTGCGTGAAATAATGGCGGCCAAAGATGAAGTAATTCGTGAACTAGATGCAGCAGAAGGTGACATAGCGCAAACTACCGGCGGTAAACCAGGCGGTGAAGGCTATGTTGCAGGCGGTTCTAAACTAGTGCCTAGAGACCGCTGGACACCATTTAGAGCCGATTAACAGCTCTAAACTCCTGATTTTTCCAATCCAATATAAATACTAGATAAGAATCAAGGTGATTCTTTATATTGCCGGTCCCGGAGCGGGATCATTGATTAAGGAGAACATATCATGGCATCAGTAACAAGAACCAACCCAACAGCGGTTGCATTAGGTACACTACAAAGTACACTACAATTAAAACTATTCAAGTGCGTATTGAACAACAGCGGTACTGCAACAGCACGTGACGCAACAACTATGTCATATTTGACAGATGAAATCGGTACTACCGGTGCATTGATGCAAGGTAAGGCCAACGGTCTTGAGCTAGCATTTATCGGTGACGGTCACGCTCTTGACGTTGACACAGTTGCAACACGTCTTGGTCGTATCATTGGCGCTGGCACAGTGTCTGGTGGTGTTTGGACATTTACAGGCGGTGGCACATTGACTGTAACTAACCCAACAACTTTTGTTAGTCTACAGACCTAATAGTTTTTTCTCAGGGATGGGAAGCAAGGGCGGATTTATTTCCGCCCTTTTTTTGTCTGTGTAAATAGTAGCATATAATTATGCAACATTTTAAAATTATCAGTCTAGTAGATATCACACGTTCTAACCCATCTAGGGTTGAAACAGATAAGATCAAACTAGGACAACAGGCCAACTTCAATAGCCTTATACAGGCTATTGGACTACGGGCTAATTTAGAATGGAACAAAGATCCAGAACAACTCGCAGGAAGACTTCCTGATCCTATTGACGGAGCAGCGACACACTGGATATGGGAATTTTTTGTTGAACGAGATTCTGTATTTGAAAAAAACAATGATCCTGTGGGCCTATTGTTAGATGATCTACAGGGCGTTCCTGTGGTAAAAGAACTAAATAATTCAGTAGATATCATGCCGGCGATTTTTCAAACCACTGGCAAACATAAGAACATATGGATATCTTTAATACACTAGGCAAACATTTAGGCGGTTACTAACTTAGGCACATGGCTCGGAGCGAGCACTTGACTTAACATAAAAGGAAACAGCCATAATGGCCAGAACAGCGACAGCAGTAGCATTAGCCACAGTTCCAGAGCGTGTGAGCGTACTGGAAACCAAAGTAGACAACATAGAAGAAAAACTAGATGACATCAAATTAGATGTTAAGGATATGCACGACTGCCTAGATCGTACCCGCGACGGTATTATGGAACAGCTGTCAATTATGAACAAAAACAGTTGCGATCAACATGCTGAATTAGCAGGCAAGATCAGTGAATTAGAAAAAGTCAAAAACAAGTATACAATGTATGCAATGGTTGGATTGGCCTTTGCCGCAGGCACTGGCTGGATTAATGCTGTAAACTTCCCACATATTCTCAAGTTCTTAGGACTGTAAAATAAGAACACTTAAATAAAGGACCATAGGTCCTTTTTTTATGACAGACATTCAGCGGCGTCTTGAACAATTTGTTTCCGGCGCACAGCGTAGACTAATATCAGAAAACCATATACTACCGCAAAAGGTAGCCGAGGGAATTCTGGTAGGTAATGTTTTAATAGTCAGTGAAGGAACTACCAAGCATCTTTATAAAAATAATAATTTAATCTACAAAGACATCAATTTAAATGCAGTAGCTATACGAATTGCAAATCTAGTGGCAAAAAACAGCAATCCTGCTACTATAGACAAAATGTATAGAGCTGACCAAGAATACGGAAAATGGTTTACTGACAGTCAAATACTAAGAATGCAATATCAAAAAGCTGTTAATTCTAAGAATTTTGATAGGGCAGATACCCTATGGGCTCGATACTGTGAAAGCCGGGATAGGACATTATCTGCTAAAGAAACTGCAACAGCTTTAACTTATTTCTGAATAAATAATACATCACTATGGATCATCTAAAATGAAAACAACAGATCTTTTTAAAATTAATAGAAGCGGTAAAAGATTAAACGAAAGTATGTTTAAAACTTTTGGTCGCAAACTAAATTTAGAAACTTTTAACATCGAACAACTAGAAGATGCTAGAAACAAATTACGTACTCAAATTTACACAGCACGTAGTAGTTCTGGTTTCAATGAAAACGTTGAAAATGATGCACTGTCTCAGGCACAGTTTATGCACGATGCTATTGTTGCAGAGTTGATGGATCGTAATGAACACATTGTTGACAACACTGTCGAAGAAGGTGCTGACTTTGACGAAAAACAAATTGTAGACATTCTTAGAAGATTTGAAAACAGCGTGAATGAAATCGGCGGCTACGGCGATATTAATTATAAACAAGTTATATCAATGTTGCGTGATGGAGATGTTGAAGGTGCAGTTGATGCAATCTCCTACGAAATTGCAAATAAAGACGGCGGCGAAGTTCGAGGACTTGATGATTATCTAATTGATTTACAAGATGAGTTAGATTATGTTGTTAATGGATCAGGTGATGAGCCAGACGACAATACTGACGACGGCTATGCCCTAGCAAGTGCTGGACATGGCAGCGATGAAGACTACGGTGACTTTCCAGAAAGCGCACCTCCTACTGCCAAAGGCGAGCGTATGGTCAAGCATATCAAGAAAGGATATGCTAATGATGGTAAACTAACAGATAAAGAAAAAAGTATTGCCTATGCAACAGCGTGGAAGCAACACAACAAAGAATCAGTCGAAACAGGAGATAATATGACTAGACTACAAGAAGGTGAAATCCAGCAAGCGTCTGCGATTGTCACAGCAAAAACAATGGTTGACAGAGTAGGTCGTTGGATTGAAGAACTTTCTGGTATGGAGAATGACACTCTATTGCAGTTAGGTGATAGTATCCGTGATGAGATGGGACAAGAGCAGGCTAAGTCATTTATTAGCACAGTTGCTCCAGCAATTCAATCAGCATTAGAAAATCTAAAAACAGCTCGTGAAACACTGTCAAGTGGTGTTCGTACGCTAACAGGTGAAGAACAACCAGAACAGATGTTAGGTGCAGAACCTGGCACAGACATGGCCGCACCCGACGCTATGAATAGTGAACCTGAAGCTGAACTTGGCGGAGACGAATTTGCAGCAGCCGAACCAGCAGCAGGTGGTGCTGAAGAAGCCGGACGTGAAATGCGTGAAAGCATTGATCGTCAAAATCGTTTATTAAAAGTACTTGCAGGATGAGACTTGACGAATTTTCAAGTGACTTTCGTTTAAGAGAGTTAACACCCCCTGGAGCACCTGCCCCGGGCGGACAGCCATCTGCAATGGCAACATTTGCCGCAGGCGCTGCTGGTGCTGCCCCTGGGGCCAAGCCAGGTGGTGCTCCAAACGTTCCTGCCAATGATCCACAGGCCATGGCAAAGATGATGGCAGCTCAGACCAAACAAATGGCTGAAAGAAGAAAAGCAATACAAGATCAAATTAAAGAAATGCAAAAGCAGATACAAGAACTGCAAAAAGAATTGGGCACTTTAAAATGAGATTTTTTGAATTTGGCGGCAATCCCGGCATAGAAGTTGATAGATTTGTAATGGTTCTTAGAAACTATATAGGCCGGTCTGCTAGCCAAAAAGCTCCTGCAAAATTAAACTGGGGTGGACTCAACAAAGTGTTATCCACTAACGGTTTTGAACTCACAGCCGATTATGAAACTTTCAAAGCAATGTATGATTCTAGTCCTGCACTGCAAGCTATGGTTTCAAATTTCAATGACGAAGGTATTGAGTTAAAAGTTCCGGGCGCGGGTGATGAAGCAGAAAAACCCAACGGCACACAAGACAGTCAAGCCGAAGTTGACAAAGCAGCGGCCAGTGCTGCTCCAGCTCAATTAGCACAACAAACAGCAACACCCCAGGCTTGACAGCCTAAAACAAACAGTGTAATATATACAGTATGACTAACATACTACAATTTACACCTCCTCCATTTATTGAACGTTTCCAATATAAAAACTGTATCCAGATAAACGATCCAGTTACACGCAAACGAGTTTACCAAACTCCAGACGGAGAAAGTCTACCTAGCGTGACAACTATCCTTGGCGCAACCAAAGATATGACCCACCTTAATGAGTGGAAGAAACGTATAGGTGAAGACAAGGCTCGTCAAATCACTACAGAGGCTTCTGGTGTTGGTACTGCCATGCACAGTAATCTTGAAAGATTTATTGCCGGTGTGCAACGACAGCCTGGCAATAATCCTGTTCACGTACAGGCAAATAAAATGGCCGATGTGATTATTGAACAGGGTCTAAGCAAGGTCAACGAAGTATGGGCTATGGAACAGAGTTTGTACTTTCCGGGATTGTTTTCGGGTACAACTGACCTAGTAGGTGTACACAGCGGCGAGCCTGCTGTAATGGATTATAAGCAGACAAACAAGCCTAAAAAAGCCGAGTGGGTTGAGGATTACTATCTCCAGCTAATGGCATATATTATGGCACACAACGAAGTCTACGGCACAGATATTCGCAAAGGCGTTATTTTTATGTGTAGTCGTGATTTTCAATATCAAGAATTTACCCTGGAACCAGCTGATTTTAACAAATGGCAGGATGCTTGGCTTGCTAAAGTAGAAGAATACTACACATCTGGTCTACAAGGATACCGGCAACTGCTTACCCAATAAGATAAATACCCGATAACGGGAATTTATCTATGGCTGTCGTACAGATATCGAAAATACAGGTCCGAAGAGGACAGAAAAACTCAGGAATTGGTGTTCCTCAGTTAAGTTCGGCAGAATTTGCCTGGGCTGTTGACACACAGGAATTATTCATAGGTAACGGTAGCGTTGCCGAAGGTGCTCCTGCTGTGGGAAATACAAAAATCCTAACAGAACATGATAACATTTTAGAATTAGCGGCAAGTTATAGATTTGCTGCCGACGATACTTCTATTACACTCAGTGTACCTCGTGGCCTACAATCTAAACTAGACGAAATACAGGTCAGTGTTGTAGACTTTGGTGCTATACCCGACGGATCTACCGACAGTACTCTAGCATTTACCACAGCGGTAAATGAGCTATTTAAAAACTCCAACGACAAATTCAAAAAAATATTAATGGTACCTAATGGCGTTTATCTATTCCTAGACGATTTAATAATTCCCAGCAGAGTAATAATTCGAGGAGAGAATCCAGAAGAAACAGTATTAGAAATGGGCGATAACAATATTGTTTTTCAAGATGTGTCTGGTCGACCTCAGGGCATTGTTATAGAAAATTTAACTATAGATCACAATGACGGACAAACAGTTATTACAAATTCTGAAGGCTGCACCTTTAGAGGAGTTAAGTGGCGATCAGGATATGCATTGGGAGACACAGTATTTGTTCCAGTAAATGCTAGTTGCGTATATGTTATACCTACAGTATCTACAGGTGGCTACATTAGAGTAGCCGGCACAGGCGTTTTTACAACTCGACAGGTGTCTTTTTCAACTACATTTTCAAATACACTTGCCAGTATTGTTGGAGACCTAAATGGGGATTCTACATTTACCTTGAGTTATATTGCGTCTGTGGTTGGAGGATCTATACAAATTACTTCAAGATCTAATACAGTTCTTGCTGCCTCAATACAATCAAATTTTACTGTGACAAGTCTTTCATCATACTTGGGATCAGTTGCAACAATCACTCCCTCTAGATCAGAATACACAGACGGCTCTGCGAATGTATTTGCGTCAGTGTTTTGGGAAAATAATTTATTTGGCTATAGAGTAACTGACATTACTTTTGATAATTGCAGATTCGAATCAACACCTCTAGGCATCGAATGCCAACAAACTGAATTATTTGATTCTGTGGTTGATTTTAAAAACTGTAGGTTCATGGTCTGTGATACTGGAATATACATTGGTGGTCAAAGCGGACAAGGAAACCTTTGGCATATAGATGATTGTTATTTTGAAGAAATTGCAAATCAGGCTTTTATATCAACACAGGGAACAGGAACACAGTTTCAAAGAACTAGATTTGTTAATTGTGGAAATAACACAGGTGATGCATCATCGCCGTTTACCAGCATTGTTTCTTTTGGCGAATCATTTGGCAATACATTGATTAATTGCTCCAGCAATCGTCATCAGGCATCGGGGATCGTTACTAGTGACACAGTCTCTACAAGAGTGGAATTTGAAAACGCCAGTTTTGCCAGTCTAGTTGATCGAAACTACACAGATATCACTACCAGTGATGCACCTAGACCTCTGTCAGTGTTTAGTGCATACAATAATTACATATATCTTGATTATGTTCTAAGACTAGGACAGCACGTAAGATCAGGACAAATTTCAATAGTTATTAATACGCAAAATACGGATATAGAAATTTCAGAAACATATACCTACTCGGGAGGTGGTACTACTATGACAGGATTTGAATTTTTTGCAAGTTTAAAAGACAACAGTAACTACGATGACTCAACCGGACCTAACAACGATACAGTTCTTTTACAGTATCGAAATCCGTTGGGCACTGGTGCAAATGGATCAATAGAATATAGTATTACCTACGGTGTTTGATCTATACGGCAATGATAGATTAATACAATGGAAAAAATTTCGTGATAGCATAGAAACTAGCCCAACTCCCCTAGAAGATGTTGTCGGTCTTTGGAGTCGGGCTCCATTTGTTAGTCCATATCTTAATCCCCTTACTCCGGAACAATGGCCGGACCCTTGGCATCTAGTTTTGGATTCAAAACTAGATGAGCTTGCTATTGTTCTCGGAATGCTGTACACTGTTAAATTAACACAGCGGTTTATAAGAAGTCAATTTGAGATACATATGTCATCTATGAAAGAAAATAATTATAATCAATATTTTCTCTTAGTGGACGACCACGCTTTAAACCTAGAATACGGTTTGGTTTCACCTGCAGCTCAGACAAAATCCCTTCAAACCAGCATCATTTGGACTAATAATAGTCACAAATAAATATCAGATCGTAAAAAATAATAGAGAAAGACAATGACAATAACAGTAATTAAACGCAGCGGAGAAAGGGAATCGCTAACAATTGAAAAATGGCAGACACAGATTGCAAAAGTATGCAAAGGAATAGCTGATGTAAGTCAGTCAATGATTGAAATCAAAGCACAGCCGCATTTTTACGATGGTATCACAACACAGGAAATCGATGGCATTACCCTAAGAGCCATTGTAGATCTTATAGACATTGAATCAAATCCAGATGTTGGAAATATCAATTATCAATATGTAGCAGGTAAACAGAGACTGTCAATGTTACGTAAAGATGTTTATGGCAGTTATGAAGTTCCACATTTATATGAAATTATTAAAAAGAATGTAGCAACAGGTCTTTATACAGCAGAACTTCTTGAGTGGTATAGTGAAGAAGATTGGAACAAGATGAATGACATGCTTGACCATTCTAAGGACGAACAATATAGTTATGCCGCTATTGAACAGTTGATTGAAAAGTACTTAGTAAAGAATCGTTCAACAAAAGAAACCTACGAAACCCCTCAGATTCGTTACATGGTTGCAGCCGCCACTGTATTTCACAAAGAAGAACCCAACAGCGCACGTATGCGCTACATAAAGGAATATTACAATGCAGCATCAGATGGACTCTTTACATTGGCCACGCCGGTCCTTGCCGGTCTGGGAACACCTACTAAACAATTTAGTAGTTGTGTTCTTATTCGCTCGGATGATGATCTGGACAGTATTTTCGCATCAGGGGAAATGATGGCCAAGTATGCCAGCAAACGTGCCGGCATTGGCTTGGAGATAGGACGCCTACGCCCATTAGGTAGTCCCATCAGAGGTGGTGAGATTATGCACACAGGTATGATACCATTCTTGAAAAAATGGTTTGGGGACCTACGTAGTTGCAGTCAAGGTGGAATCCGTAATGCTAGTGCTACTGTATTCTATCCTATTTGGCATCATCAGTTTGATGATCTCATTGTTCTCAAGAACAATCAAGGCACAGAAGAGACACGAGTGCGACACATGGACTACGGTGTTGTCTTGTCAGCCTTCTTCTGGAGACGATTTAAAAACAAAGAAAACATAACATTCTTTGACCCCAATGAAGTACCTGATCTATACGAGGCTTTTTATTCCAACAACGACTTGTTTGAAGAATTATATGTCAAGTACGAGCGCACCAAAGGACTTAGAAAAAAGTCTATGAGTGCCGAAGAAGTTTTCAAGAGTGGTATACTGAAGGAACGCACAGACACGGGTCGAATATATCTCGTATTCATTGATAATGTAATGAATCAAGGACCTTTTGATCCTGAATATCATACGATTTATCAAAGTAACTTGTGCTGTGAGATTCTATTACCCACCCGTTCATTTAAGAGATTAGACGACGAGGATGGACGCATAGCGTTATGTACACTGGGATCTATCAACTGGGGAGCGTTCCGGAACCCAGAGGATATGCGTAGAGCCTGTAGGATTCTACAACGTAGCCTGTGTAACATTCTTGATTACCAAGATTTCTTATCGATACAGAGCAAATTAAGCAACGATGAGATACAGCCATTAGGCATTGGCATTACCAATCTAGCCTATTGGCACGCCAAGCGTGGACTCAAGTATGGCGAGAAAGATGCATTGGCAGATGTTAAAAGCTGGATGGAGCATCAAGCGTTTTACCTAACGGAAGCAACAGTAGAATTAGCCAAAGAACGTGGTGCTTGCTTACATAGTGAGAAGACACGCTACGGTCAAGGCACCTTCCCCTGGGAACTACGTGCCAAAGGTGTAAATAAATTAACAGACTTTACACCAGAATTAGATTGGGAAACTCTGCGAGGAGAAATGCTAGAGCATGGTGTGCGTAATGCAACACTTATGGCTGTGGCTCCTGTAGAAAGTTCCAGCGTTGTTATTAACTCGACCAACGGCATTGAAATGCCAATGAGCTTGATCAGTGTCAAAGAATCAAAAGCAGGATCATTTACACAGGTCGTTCCAGAATACAACAGATTGAAAAACAAATATCAAATGATGTGGGAACAACGAGACTGTGACGGTTATTTAAAAACAGCCGCAGTTATTGCCGCATACGTTGATCAAAGTATTAGCACCAATACTTTTTACAATCCGGCACATTTTCCAGATCGTAAAGTACCGACTACATTAATTGCTAAAAATTTGATGCAAGCCCATGTTTGGGGATTAAAGACTTTTTACTACAGTTTAATTAATAAAGCAGGAAGTAAAATGCAAGAAGAAAACTTAGAAATAAAATTAACCGGACACACTATTCCTGTAAATGGTTATAATGGATATGAAATAGAAGATGACTGTGAGGCCTGTAAACTATGACAACAAATGATATCGGACAAAAAATAGAAAATGTAAAAGAGTCTTTAGAAAAAATAAATTCTTTAATGGCTGAATTACAAAACGACAACGTTGAGATTAGAATTAATTTCAAAGAACCGTCAAACGGAGAACCTCCAAGATTAGATCTTTGGAGAGCTGTGGCTCACGTGGATTATTTAAAATGAGCAAAGCACAATATAATCTAAACACAAAGACAGACTATCTTAATCGTAAGATGTTCCTAGACCCTCAGGGTCCTGTAACCATTCAACGATTTGAAGAAGTCAAATATAAAAAGATTGCAGACTTTGAAGCAACAGCACGTGGCTTCTTCTGGCAACCAGAAGAGATTAGTTTAACTAAAGATGCCAATGACTTTAAAGATGCTAGTGATGCAGTTAAGCACATCTTCACAAGCAACTTGTTACGCCAAACAGCGTTAGACAGTTTGCAAGGCCGCGGCCCGACACAGGTGTTTACACCTGTATGTTCATTGCCAGAAGTTGAAGCACTTATGTATAACTGGGGTTTCTTTGAAACCAATATACATAGCAAGAGTTATAGTCATATTATCCGCAACATCTATAACGTGCCCAAAGATGTATTCAATACAATACACGACACTACAGAAATTATTGATATGGCGAGTAGTGTAGGCAAGTACTATGATGATTTACATAAATTAAACTGCATCAAAGAAACAGATGACGATCCAAATAATTGTCCAGAAGAGTCACATATTAAAGCAATCTGGCTGGCACTCAACGCAAGTTATGCCTTAGAAGCATTCCGCTTTATGGTATCATTTGCTACAAGTTTAGCAATGGTTGAGAACAAAATCTTTATTGGCAATGGCAACATCATTAGTTTGATTCTACAAGATGAATTACTACACAAAGGTTGGACAGCCTACTTGATCAACCAGGTTGTTAAAGAAGATCCTCGATTTGCTAGAGCTAAAGAAGAGTGCGAACACGAAGTCTATCAACTCTATATGGATGTCATCCGTGAAGAAAAAGAATGGGCAACCTATCTATTCAAGATGGGGCCAGTGATAGGACTTAATGCAAACATTCTACGAGATTTTGTTGATTATACAGCAGTTTCTGCATTGAAAGAAATTGGTATTAAATATCAAGCCTCAGCGCCTAAATCAACTCCAATCCCGTGGTTCAACAAACACGTGGATACTAGCAAAAAACAAACAGCACTGCAAGAAAGTGAAAGCACTAATTATGTTATTGGTGTAATGAGCGAAAACCTAGATTATGATGAGCTACCGGCCATCTAGGAATATATATGTACAAGGTACAATTTAAATCTAAAAGTCCATACGAAGCATGGAATTCACTAGGCGGAGGTAGTACCGAGTCTCAGGCTATTTCAATGGCGTTGGCAAAAAAAGCCAAAGGTGCTATACTAGTCAGAGTTCTTGATAAAAAAGGACGAATAGTATATTCAAGCTGATAGGAGAAAAAATGAAAGCAGTTATATGGAGCAAGTATCATTGCCCCTATTGTGACCAGGCCAAGGCCTTGTTAAAACAAAAAGGTATTGAGTTCGAAGAAAAGAAAATTGGAGACGGATATACCAAAGAAGAACTATTAGAGGCTGTTCCTTCAGCACGTACAGTTCCACAGATTTTTATCGATGAACAACTCATCGGTGGATTTACAGAATTAAAACAACATTTAGAAAAGGTATAATATGTTAATTTCAAAAGGCGTCACTGAAGGTGAAGTAGTTACATTTAAACTAACCAGCGGAGAAGAACTTGTGGCTAAGTTAGTAGAAGATTTGCCATTACACTATAAACTAAAAAATCCGCAGGTTATTGGCATGGGACCAAAAGGTCCAGGATTAATGCCTTACTTGTTTACAGTTAGTCCAGATACTGAAATTAAACTTGCTAAAAGCACAGTAACAGTTGCAGAAGCCACTGACAAGCAGTTTGCTGATCAATTTATTCAATCAACTACCGGTATTGCTCTAAGTTAATCATGCTTAAATTAAAAAAAGCGTTCTTTTTTGTTCTAGGCTGTCTTTGCCTAGTAATGGCATACATCGGAGTTATAACTCCAGGATTGCCTTACAGCATTTTTGTGGTTGCAAGTGCTTTTTGTTTTTCAAGAAGTTCAGAACGTATGCACAATTGGATTATGAATCATAAACTTTTTGGACCGTTCTTACGCAACTGGTCAGAGAAGAGAGTGTTTCCACAAAAAATGAAATATCTTATGATTGGTATGATGAGCCTAAGTTTAACATTGATGTACCTAGGCACAGTTCCCCTGCGTGGCGTTATCTATACAGGTATATTTATGGCCTGTGTAGCTATATGGGCCTGGAGATACCCCAGTACACCAGAAGAGTATGATAGAAGAAAAGCTGCCGGAGAAAAAATAGCATGGCTAAAATAACTCTTGATGAACTTGTAGACATTGCGTTTGCCCACGAAGAAGGTGATCCATTTGACTGGGGAGTGTTTTCAAAAGGGCAAGAACAGACTATGCGAATGATTGGTACTAGTATTCTAGAACAATTCGACAAAGAAGTTATCACAGATTCAGATAGATTAATTCTCTTGGCAACTATTACAAAATTGGTTACTGAGAATATGATCTTGCATACCAAACTAATAAAACAAAATGAAGTGTGAACAAGGCGATCTCGCTAAAATCATTTATTCCATTCGTTCAACCAATGTAGGTAAAACTGTATTAGTGGACGAATACATAGGACATTTTAAAGAAGGCGAAATGTTTGATTTTAGAGGTATGCCTTGTAAAGCTATAATCACAGATCATTACTGGTGGATATCTACAGAGTATGGACTAACCAATATGTTAGGCGACACACCCAAAGCCTATATTCCCGACACGTGGCTAGATCCTATTCGTCCAGAAAAAGAAATCCAAAAAGAAAAAGAAGATCTTGACTTAACTGTCAAAATGTAGTTAAATAGCAGTTAAGACTGTATGAAGTCGATTGAAAAGGATTCTGGACGCGGGTTCGACTCCCGCCAGGTCCACCATAAGGATTGTATGGATGATAAAGATAAATTGAAAGAGATACAAAAAAATCTAGCTAAAGATTTAGTTCATTTAGAAGAAAATGAATCATTATCAGAACAGCAGTTAGATGAAATAACTAAGACTTATTCAAATATCTATGATATCGTATCAAAAATAAAATCTTTATGATGGGCCTGCCATGGTTTCGACAGGGTCAAGAGTAATGAAATGGACAGTCCGGCAATGTAGAAGCCGTTAGGGTTGGGGGAACTCGGCCGTAGAAGCAAAAAAAGTAAACGCAAACGACTCACAGTTCGCATTGGCAGCTTGATAAAGGCTACCTAGGGTAGGAAATACCTCGTAACAGAAACAACCAAAATAGGCTCCTAGGAGCCTATTTTTATGGACTACATGGACCTACTACAAAGCCGCTAGAATCTGGTTTACAGGTTGTGGGTAACGGTGTGCAAGGGCCAACAATAAAACCATCAGTACAATAGTTGATTACTGGTTGAGTAATGCGAGTAGGCCCAATTACTACAGGTGGAGATACAGTAACCGTTGGTCCAGCCACTGGTCCAGCCACAAACGTCACAGTAGGCGGTGTAGGGCCGACCACCACAGGACTAGGAACGGTGCCACTAGGCCCTACAACAAAAGGTACTGGCAAATTAGCAGAGTCTGCTAATTTTACAATTTGAGGTTTTGGTGGTTCTGTTGTAGTGCCTCCACCGCAGGCAGTTAGTGTAGCCACTGCTAGGCTGATTACAATTTTTCTCATGAGAGTTTTCCTTTATGGTTAAGGAAACCCCTTAAGGAAAGATTCTCGATGCTGACCGCAACCCTTCCCTAATAACGCAGTAGGTCTCAAAGATATTTAGTATTGTAATTCTTTTGGCAATATTTTATTTGACTTCTTTAGTAGAAACACTATATACTATCACTATGACAAAACATTGTCATTGTATTATAAGGAATTATACATTATGAAAAAAATTGCAATCGCAACAATCTTTGCTTTGGCAGCTGCCTCAGCATCAGCTTTAGAACTAGGTGTTACTGCCGCCCGTGATTACGCTGGCAGAAATGACCAAAACGGTTTTGGTATCACTGTTGGTGACAAAGCAGGCAAGCTAGGCGGCACTGTTGGTATTCAACGCTTTAGCCAAGGAACGACTGATTATGATCGTTACACAATTATTGGTTCATATGATGTTGCCAATATCGGTCCTGCTACAGTAGCAGTCAAAGGTGGTGCAGCATACATTGATCCAAAAAATGGTGCTAATGGAGTTGCCGCAGTAATTGGTGCAGGTGTTAGTGTTCCTTTGAACAAGACTTTCAGTGTTGGCCTTGATGTTACTCGTCAATTTGGTCAAGATAATGTTAGCCGATTTGACGGTAATATGGTCACTGCTGGTCTAAAGATGTCTTTTAGATAAACAGACATTGCCTTAGTGCAAGGCCCTTCGGGGCCTTTTTTAATTGTTATTGATTTTTCCTATTAGCGTTATTAAAATATTTTAGTTAAAACCTATGGAAAACCATTGATTTATAGCGTAAATAAAAGTACAATATAACAACTAGAACAATTAGTTCTTAATATTCATTTCACACACAAGGAGAAGATATGAAAACAGTTGGTGATAAATTAGAAAAATTTGCCGTAACAGGCGTGAACCCAGGTAAAGATGATTTCTTTACCATTACAGATGAAAGTTTTGCTGGCAAGTGGAAAGTAATCGTTTACTATCCAAAGGACTTCACATTTGTTTGTCCTACAGAAATCGTGGCATACGACAAGTTATTTCAGGACTTTGCTGACCGTGATGCAGTGTTACTCACAGGCTCAACAGACAATGAATTCTGCAAGTTGGCATGGCAACGTAGTCATGAAGACTTGAGCAAGATCAAACACATTCAGTTTGCTGACACACAACGATTCAATCCAGACACTTGCGAGAGTTTGAGCTTGATCGAACAACTGGGCGTATTCTATGCTCCAGCAGGTGCCGCACTTCGCGCAACATTTATTGTTGACCCAGACAACGTTATTCAACACGTTACTGTGAACAACTTGAACGTTGGTCGCTCACCAGAAGAAACTCTACGAGTTCTTGACGCATTGCAAACTGGCGAACTCTGTGCTTGTAACCGTACAGTAGGCGGCGAGACACTGTGATGTTAGACACAAAAAATGTTGATCGAGTTGGAAATACACTAGTTGATATATTCCATCGATTGGCACTTTTTGGCATAGGCGCCGCAACAGTATGGGCCGCAGGCTGGACATTTTTTGAAATGTTCCAGAAACACCATGCCACAGTCGGCGACCTATTGCTGATGTTTATCTATTTAGAAATAGGGGCTATGGTTGGAATTTATTTTAAAACCAATCATATGCCTGTTAGGTTTCTACTTTACATAGCAATAACGGCATTGACCCGACACATGGTAGACATCATGAGTCACCAGCCTATTAACATTAGTGAAATGCTGTCAGTGGCTGGGTCCACATTTGTTATTGCCATCAGTGTACTGGTTATCCGATACACCAGTGCAAAATTTCCCAGTGATAAAAAAGATGAGGTAGCATAAAATGTTAGAATGTTTAATACTAGGTGATAGTATTGCTGTTGGTACCGCGACAGCAAGACCAGAATGTGTAGCCTATGCCAAGGGCGGAATCAACAGTTATCAATGGTTGAACAAAAATATTGATA